ATGAAAGTAATTTTATTCAAGGTGCAAATAACACAACTGCAACAGGTACTAACAACACCTATATAATGGGAGAAAATAATACTGTAAAAGGTATGTCAAAAAATAACATTATAATAGGAAATCAAAATGAAATAGCAAACGGGGTAAACAATGCTAATGTTTATGGTACTTTAGGAGAAGCTACAGCTGATAACTCAATAGTCTTAGGGGGTAACGCTCCTGAAGATAACTTAGCTGAAAGACAATCTATTCATTTAATGTATGGAACACAAACTACAACAGGGAGTACAGTTGATAGTTATCTAAATAATATATCAGGAAATTACTTTACTATTCCTGAGAATACTGCTATGTATTTTCACGCTGACATTCTAGCTGTAAGAGTAGGTGGAACAGGAGCAGGCTCTACAGGTGATTTTGCAAGTTGGGTAGAAAGAGGAGTAGTAATAAACAAGTCAGGAACGCTAAGTATTGAAAGAGAAAGAGATACAATTAAAAGTTCAGGAACAGTTGGAACTTGGAGACCAACAACAACAGTTGATGGAACTAACTTTATTATAGATGTAAGGGGAGCAACAGATGTAACAATAGAATGGGCTAGTGATATTAAATTTACACAAATAAAAACAGGAGTAGCACTTTAAAAAATAAAGATATGGCAGATAAAATAGTAATAGAAGCAGAGGTAAAATCAAATATAGGTGATGTATCAAAAGATGCAAGTTCATTGGCAGGTGAATTTAAAGTTATGGGCGTTTCTTTAAATAGCGTTAAGGCAGGTTTTAAATCAGCAGCAACTACAGCAAAAGCTTCATTTGCAACTATAAAAGCAGGTATAATGTCTACAGGAATTGGTGCTTTACTTATAGCTGTTACTTCATTAATATCTTACTTTACAAATACTAAAAGAGGTGCTGATAAATTAGCACAAACATTTACTGCTATGGGTGCAGTTATAGATGTATTAAAAGATAGACTTAGTAAAGTTGGTGAAGCTATTAGCTATGTATTCTCAGGAGAATTTAGAAAAGCAGGAGAAGCATTAAAAGGTACTTTTTCAGGAATTACTGAAGAAATTAAAAAAGAAGTTGCAGCTATGGTTGAGCTTACTAGAAGAACTCAGGCTTTAAGAGACGCTGACAATGAGTTTATGGTTCAGAAAGCTAAAACTAGACAAGAAATAGAAAAAGCTAGATTGATTGCAGAAGATGAAACAAAATCAGCAGAAGAAAGATTAGAAAACTTAAAAAAAGCACTAGAATTAGAAGCAAAAACAACAGAAGATGAAATTGCTTTAGCTAGAGAAAGAATGGCAATAAAGCAAGAAGAAATGGCTTTAAGTGAAAATAGTGCTGAAGATGAAGCTGAATTAGCAAGATTAAAAACAGAAATAATTGAAAAAGAAACTGCTTCTATTAAAATGAGAAGGAGAGTAGTTACTGAAGTAAACAGTTTAGAACGTGAAATATTAGCAGAAGAAAAAGCTAGATTAAAAGAAAGAGAAGATGCTGAAAAAGCTAAATTAAAAGAAATAGCAGATGCACAAGCAAAAGCTAGAAAAGAAAAAGAAGCAGCTGATAAGGAAGCTATGAAAAAGGCTTTAGAATTAGCTAAAGAAGAAATGGATAAAAAGATAGCTTACGCAAAATTAGTAGAACAAGAGAAAAAGAAGACTATTGCTATGGGGTTTGATGCTTTAGGAGCTTTAACTGAAAAAAGTGATAAGGCTCAAAAAGCAGTAGCAGTAGCAAAGACTATTTACAACACGCAACAAGCTATTATGAATGCAATGGCTAATGTACCTGCTCCTTTTAATGTTATTCAAGCAGTAGCTACAGGAGTTATGGGTGCTGCATCTATACAGAAAATTCTTTCTACAAGTCCTGAAAGTGGTGGCGGTGGAGGTGGTGGTTCTGTTTCAGCACCTGCAACATCTACACCTGCTCCGCAAATGATGTCAGGAGCTTTTGAATTAACAGGAGGAGTAGAGCCTGAACCAACTCGTGCTTATGTAGTTACTGATGAAATGACAAACAGCCAAAACCAATTAGCTAACATTAGAAGAAGAGCTACAATCTAAAATCAAATAAATACTAACTTAATATATTATATAATATGCCTTGCCAAGAATGTGAAAACGGAAAAGTAAAATGGGGAAAGACAGGAGATTGTCAATATGACTCAATTGCTGAATGTGAAGAAGCCAATAAAGACTATTACGAAAAGACTACATCTATTGTTGAATTAGTAATTGCAGACGATAGTCAAGAACTAGCTATTGACGCTATCAGTTTAGTAACTTCACCTGCAATAGAACAAGACTTTGTTTACTTTGGAAAAGAAAAGAATAACTTAACTTTTGCTAAAGTAGATGAGGAGAAAAGAATGTTGGTTAGTCCTGCACTTATTCCTAACAAGCAAATTTTCAGACACGACCCAAACACAGACTCAGACTACTATGTTTACTTTTCAAAAGAAACAGTCCGTAAGGCTTCTGAACTTTATTTGAAACATAACAATCATCATAAAGCTACATACCAACATCAAGACAGAGTTTCAGGCGTTCTAACGGTTGAAAGTTGGATTAAGGAAGGTGACCAAGATAAATCTAAGTTATACGGTTACGACCTACCTAACGGAACTTGGTTTGTAAAAATGAAGATAGAGAATGACGAACTTTGGAATAAAATCAAAGACGGAGAATTAAAAGGTCTTTCAATCGAGGGTTACTTTACGGACAAGATGGAGCAGATGTCAGAAAAAGCACCAAGTAACGAGGAAATTCTTTCAGCACTAAATGAAATAATTAAGCAAAATCAAACAAAGTAATAGTTTATCTATTATATATTACAAACACTAATAAAACTAAAAAGAAATTATGGACATTAAAGAACAAATCTTAGTAGCTCTAGGTCTTAACAAAGAAGAAACAATTAAGTTAGAGTGGCAAGCAAAATCAGAAGACGGAACAATCTTTGTTTCAACTGCTGATGAATTAGAAGCAGGAGTGGACATCTCAGTTTTGACGGAAGACGGAACTACAATTTTATTACCTGTTGGAACTTACAAGACTGATACAGGCGTATCTTTCAGAGTTGAAGAAGAAGGTATTGTTGCTGAGGTTATCGAGTCAGAAACTGAAGAAGTAGATACCGTTGAAGAAGAAGATTTATCAGAAGAAATAAAAGAAGAAGAATTAGCTGAAGAAGATGATGATAGAAAAGAAGAAGCTGACGTTGCAGATTGGAAAGGTATGGAGAAAAGAATTCAAAATCTAGAAGACGCAGTAGCACGACTTAAAGAAGATAAAGTTGGAGGTGATGACGAAGTTGAAGAATTAGCTGAAGAAACAGAAGAACCTTCTACAAATCCTAAGTCTATCAAAACTACAGAAGTAGTTGAATTTTCAATTGAAGAATTAAAAGCTGAAAATGATAAACTAAAAGCTGAGTTAGCAGCACAACCTGCTTCAGCACCATTAGATACTAACAAGTTCAGTTCAGACAGAAAACCAATGTCAAGAAAAGAATATGCTAAGTTATCTAAAAGAGAAAAATTCTTACAAGATTTAAACAAATAAAAATTAATAAATAAAAAACAAAAAACATGGCTTTTACAACAACAAGCAACTTTGCAGGAAAGGCAGCAGGATTTTACGTATCGGCAGCTTTAAACCAAGCAACATCACTAGACTACTTAACTATGATTGAAAACGTTAAGTATAAGTCTAACATTCAAAAAATGGCAGGTTCATCATTAGTAAAAGACGCTACTTGCGACTTTACTGATGCAGGTACTTTAGCACTTACTGAGAATGTATTAACACCAAAGAACCTACAAATCAACTTAGACCTTTGCAAGGCTACACTTTTAGACTCTTGGGAAGCGTTACAAATGAGAGCAGGAGCAGGAGCACCACCACCTGTAAGCTTTGATGACTATGTAATCTCTTATATGGGAGAAATTATCGCTAACGGAGTTGAATCTTCAGTATGGTCAGGAGCAGCAGCTACAGCAGGAGAATTTGAAGGTTTCTTAACAGGAACTACAGGTATCTTTGCAGTAGACGGAACAGTTCAAACTTCATCTGCTTCAGGTGCTTATACAGCAGCTAACATTATTGCTAACTTACAAACTTTAACATCTGATATGGCAACTAAGATTTCTGCTGTATTAAGAAAAGATGACTTACATATCTATATGAGTCCTAAGACTTACGCTTTATATGTATCAGCAGTATCTACTTTAGGATATGTTAATGCTTACAATATGAATGGAGACTATGCACCTGTATTTGAAGGGTACAAAATCGCTGTTTGTAATGGAATGGCTAACGACCAATTAGTAGCAGCAGAGAAGTCTAACTTATTCTTCGGAACAGATTTAATAAGCGATATTGACGGACCTAGTATCAAATTAATGGATATGTCAGCTCTCGATGGGAGCGATAATATGAGATTAGTTGCTCGTTACTCAGGAGGTGTTCAGTTAGGTATCGGAGCTGATATCGTTCACCAATCATAATAAAATAAATAATACGGAAGTGGGTGCTTAGGCACTCACTCCCTTAACCCAAAAAAACAAAAAACATGGCTTGTACAAATTTAACAAAGGGAAGGGGACTCGACTGTAATCGTATCAGTGGAGGAGTAAAATTTATTTATTTCGGAGTTTACGACCAATTTACAGCACCAATAGACGGAACAGGAATTGCTGTAACATCAGGAGAAGTTGTTGATATTGAAATGGGAGCAGGAACAGGACTTTACAGATATTCTATGCCTTTGGGTGTGGCGTCGGTGACGGATACGATTGTTGGCTCTCGTGATAATGGAACTATCTATTACACTCCAACTGCTCAGGTATTATTCAACAGACTAACAAAAGAAGACCAAAATGAGATTAAATTGCTAGGAGCAACTAAGGTTGTTATCTTTGCTCAATTAAATCAACAATTAGCTAACGGACATGATGTTATCATCTGTTTAGGTAGAGTTAATGGAATGGAATTAAATGCAGGTACTATGGACACAGGTGCTGCTTGGGGTGATAAGAACGGATATACTCTTACCTTTGACGGAATGGAAGCAGACCCGTTCCCAATGGTAGCAGATTACACTACAAATCCTTTTGACAACTCAGCATTTACGAATGTATCAATCACTACATCTTAGTAGTTTTCTTATATAGTTCTTGATTAGGGTGGGCTTAGGCTCACCTTTTTCTTTTTATTACTAACTGAATACAAATAAATACATAGTTTTTCTATTATATAACAGACAAACTAACTATGATACAAGCAACAACAGAAACTTCATTTATAATATATGTTCAAACTGAGGATAATCGTATAGACACTTCTGTAGCTTCTACTCAAATAAGACACTTAGTTAAATTCACAAACGACTTAGATAAGTCTGTTCATTATGCTTATGGTAATACTGAAACAATTAAAGATAGGTTTACTACAATCAATATAAACTATGCAGCTTCATCTCCTAATATGTATGTAGGTGAAACAAAACTATTTCCCGCAGGATATTGGAAGTATGAAATTTACGAGGTTAGTTGGATAGGAACAGTAACCGTTTCTTTAGGGAATGCACCTAAAAATGAAGATGATGTTTTAAGTCCTGCTTCTGTCACTAAGGGTGTAGTGCAGGGGTTAGTAACTAAGGGGAAGATGTATCTCGCAGAAAAAAATGGAACTGAGCAAGTTCAGTACACTCAAAGGCAAGAGCCGAGTGGAACAAATTATATATATTACGGACAATAAAATAAAAAAAAATGGCAATAGAAAACGTACAACAATTATTAACTGAGCAACTAGGGAAAAATAGATGTGATGTAATTACAACAACAGCAATGACAAGTAAAGATTATTATGCAATTCACTTTGTAACTGAAAGTGTAATAGCTTCAATAACTGCTTCTAATATACAAACAGGAACAGGGTCAGCAGCAGCTAGTCTTCACACGACTATACCTGCGGGAACGACTTTATTTCTTCAATGCACAGCTATCACTTTGACAAGTGGTTTAGCTATTTGCTATTACGAACAAGTTATATAATGTTAGCCCTTAAACAAGCATTAAGTTTAGTAAACACTAAAAGTTTAGGAGGGTGGACACCTGATTCTGAAGATTCAGTTGTGGCTTGGTATCAAGACGACACTAATATTACTTTTGACCCTTCTACAAGACTTGTTAGTGCTTGGAATGATAGTGCTAATAACCATGATATGGTTCAAGCAACTTTAAGTGAGCAACCGTTTAACTTCCCCGGCGTTCTTACAGGTATTGTATTTGATGGAATTAATGATAACTTACAAACAACTGTTCAAATGAGTTTTTCAGGTGCATTTACTGTTGGCATAAAATGTAAGATTGATGCAACAGGAAAAGTATTAATTGCAGACAATACAACCGCTAACGAAATGTTTAAGATTACTTCATCAAACAATTTAAGAGTTAAAGTAGATGGGAACACAGCAGATTTAGCTTTAGCATCAGGTTCTTGGGGTGATGGTTATTTAGTAGTAACTAGAGATGCTTCAAATAATATGGGCTTATGGCATAATGGAGTAGACCAAAGTGTTTCAGTTAGTTTATCAGGTACAGCAGACATAGACGCAATAGGAGTTAGAAACACTGACTTAAATGCTTTTGATGGTACTATGTATGAGATACAAATCTTTAGTTCTGAAAGTTCAGCATTAACGGCTAACGTAAACAGTAGACTAGCAAACTTATAAATATGAAAGATACAATATTAAGCATTAATTTAGAAACTTCAACAGCTCCTGTAATACAGGAAGTAAGAGGGCGTGATTATATAGAGTACGGCACAGAGGATTGGAGAAACCTCTACCCTCAGTTCTTAATTGACTTATACTACAATTCTAGTACACACGCTGCTATTATAAATCAAACTTCGGAGCTAATCGCAGGTTCGGACTTAATTTGTGAAGAAGAAGACGCTATTAATTTAGAGTCTTATGTTAAACTAAAGAAGTTTCTAAGACACGCTAATTCCAATGAAAGTTTACACCAAGTAATAAAAAAGGTAGCTTTTGATTTTAAACTTCAAGGTGGGTACGCTTTACATATTGTATGGAATAGAGAACGCACAGAAATTGCTGAACTGTATCACGTCCCTGTAGAGAGAGTAAGAGCAGGAAGACCTAATGACCTAGGTAAGGTTGATACTTTCTTTATAAGTGCTGATTGGGGAAACACTAGAACAAATAAACCTTACCCTATTGCTGCTTTTAATGTAAACGATAGGACTTCAGGAAGTCAATTAATTTATTCAGGTGCTTACAGTCCTAATATGGATATCTACCACACTCCTGATTACATAGCAGGTTGTAATTGGGCGTTAGTAGACCAAAAGGTTGCAGAGTTTCATTTAAACAATATAGAGAATGGATTTTCAGGCTCGTATTTCGTGAGTTTCGCAAATGGAATTCCAACATCTGAGGAAAGAAGACAGATAGAACAAAGTTTAGTAGAGAAATTTACGGGTGCTTCTAACTCAGGGAAATTTATTTTAACGTTCTCAGACGATAAGACTAGAACTCCTGAAATAACTCCTATAAGTGTTTCAGATGCTGACAAACAATATTTAGCTTTACAAGAGCTTTTAGTTTCAAATATTTGTGCAGCTCACAGAATTACATCAAAGACCTTAATGGGTATTGATACAAACAATGGATTTTCTAGTAATGCTGATGAACTTATAAATGCAGCTAATTTCTATCAAAATACAGTAGTTAGAGGTTTTCAATTAAATATCTTAAACACTTTACAAACTATATTCTCAGTAAACAATATGGACTTGCCTGTTGAGTTTGTACAATTAAAACCTATTACAGTTCAATTTGACTCTAAGACAATAAGGGAAGTTATGACGATTGATGAAATAAGAGCTGACTTAGGACTTGAACCTTTAGGAGAAGAAGATACAGTAGAACAAGATGTGAAGCTTGCTAAAACAGAAGCAACTGAACTTGATAAATTTATTGAAGAATTTGGAGAAGATATTTCAGAAGATTGGGAATTGATAGAAGAAGAAATAGTAGACGGAGAACACCAAGACTTTGATTTTGAAAACGAGCTTAATAATATAGCTAATGATAAAACAGAATTAGCTTCAACAGGAACTGCTAGACCAAATGCTAGAAGTGAGCAAGACGGAACAAATAAGTCAGATAATGAGTTTTATAAAGTTAGATATGTTTACACTAAAGATAATTTCCTAAGTCAAGAAGGAAGTACAAGAGATTTTTGCAGTAAAATGATGTCAGCAAGAAAAGTTTACAGAAAAGAAGATATTTTACAAATGGGTTCAAGAGCTGTAAATGCAGGGTGGGGACCGAGAGGAGCAGATACTTATTCTATATGGCTTTACAAGGGCGGTGGTAACTGTCATCATTTTTGGTTGAGACAAATCTATAAGACATCTTTAAGAGGTGCAAAGAGTAATATCAAGCCAAGTGAAGCAATATCTTACACTAAAGCATTATCTGAAGGATTTACAGCTGAGAGAAACGACAAGTTAGTAGCAAGACCACCAAAGAGAATGAAGAATAACGGATTTTTAGAACCAAGATAATTATGGCATACGTATTATTTATATCAGAAGCAAAATTAAAGGATTCTACAGCAATCAACTTAAACGTTGACGTTGAGCTATTACTTCCTTATGTAAGACAGGCACAGAAGCTCTATGTGGAAACTAAGCTAGGTACTGATTTAACAGATAAATTAAAAGCAGAGATAACAGCAGGAACTTTAGCAGGAGCTTACAAAACTTTAGTTGATGACTACATTGGTGACATGTTACCGAATTGGGCTTTTTACCACGCTATCCCTTTTTTAAGATTTAAAATTGAGAACGGCAACATCTATTCTAAGACTTCAGAAACGGGAACGGCTTTAAGTACAGAAGAAGCTCAACACCTCAGAGAAGAAGTAAGAAACACAGCCGAATACTATACAGAACGAATGATTGATTATGTTTGTAATAACACTTCTAGCTTCCCTGAATACTCTACCAACTCAGGAAGTGATGTAAACCCTGATAAAAATGCTTACTATAACGGAATGAACCTTGAAAGACCAAGACAACAAGGAACGAAACTTACTATAAGAAACTTTTTAAACGCTTCTGATTAATGAAGAAACACTATAAACCGAAAACTAAAAATGTGACTAAGTTAAAGTCCTACTTAGATAAAAAAACAAAAAACAATGACAGAAGCAAAAGACACTCTACAGGTAGGGTTAGCTAACGCATCAGCAATAGGGTTCAGCATAACAGACTGTAACGAAATACTAACGCTAGTTTCTTTGACATTAGCAATTAGTTTTACTATATATAAATTCATTCAATTTGAAAAATCTAAATAGATGGCTCGTAAAGTTATTACAAGCGGTTTTAAGAGCGTTAAAAAGAAGCGAAAGGGAGTACACTCTAAAAACGCAAGTAAAGGACAGAACAGCTATAAAAAAGCCTACAGAGGTCAAGGGCGTTAATCTTTTAATCATTAGAGATACCTTTACAGATAAATCAACTATCGGCAAGTTGTTTATCAATGGTGAGAATTTTTGTGATACCTTAGAAAACCCTTGGTTAGATAATCAAAGAAACATAAGCTGTATTCCTGAAGGACAATACAAAGTAAGACTTAGACTAGCAAGAGAAAGTGCAACAAGAGATTACTTACACTTATTAGTTCAAGATGTACCTAATAGAAGTTATATCTTATTTCATAGAGGAAACACAGCTAAAGATACAAGCGGCTGCATTCTAGTAGGGAATGGTCGTAAACAAGACATTGTTGAAAACTCACGTTTAGCTATGGACTTAGTACTCAAAGAAATACTTAATTTAGGCGGTGAAAATATTAATTTAATAATCAAAAATAAATAATCATGAAAAATTTTTTACAGAAGTACCTTATCGGGCAGATGCTAAAGTCAAAGAAATTTTGGTATGCAATCAGTTCAGTAGTAGTTCCTGCTTTAGTTACTTACTTAGGAGTTGATGAAACAACTGCAAAAGATTTGTACTATGCAATCTTAACTCTAATTGTAGGTCAGGGAATTGCAGACGTTGCTAAAAAGTAACAGATACAGATTAAAGCCACACGAAATTGTGGCACTAGAAAAAATGCGAGAAGCCGAGGCTAGAAATGTTCTAGTTATCGGTGACTTGCATGAACCGTTCTGTTTAGATGGCTACTTAGACTTCTGTATAGAACAATACTATACTTATAATTGCACGGAGGTAGTCTTTATAGGTGATGTAATAGATAATCACTACTCTAGCTACCATGAAGCATCTGCAGACGGAATGGGTGGCTTAGATGAGCTAGAATTAGCTATCAAGAAAATAGGCAGATGGCGAGATGCATTCCCTATGGCAACTGTAATTATAGGAAACCATGACAGAATCATTATGCGTAAAGCTCAAACCTCTAGTATTCCTTCTAAATGGATTAAGTCTTTCAAAGAAGTCTTAGAAACTCCTGATTGGAACTTTGTAGAACGATATGAAGCTGATGGAGTACAATATATACATGGAGAAGGAGGTACGGCTAGGACAAAGTGTAGAGCTGATATGATGAATACAGTTCAAGGACATTTGCATACTCAATGTTACACGGAACACTATGTAGGAAAGAAGTTCAGAGTATTCGGAACTCAAGTCGGTTGCGGTATCAATCACAAATCTTACGCTATGGCATACGCTAAATATGGCAAAAGACCTGCTGTTGGCTGTGCAGTCGTACTAAATAACGGTCAAACTCCACTCAATTTGTTAATGCCTTTATAGGTTTTTAACGCTTTTTTCAACTAATTTCAATCTTTTTTTAAATTTATTTTAGTATCATTTACTAGATAAGAGATAACTTTTTTTAATATTTTTAGTTAAAAAGTATGTTAAAAGTTTTGTCAGTAAGTTTTTTATTGTATCTTTGTACCATCAAAATTAAATAAATAACTAAAAACACACAAAATGAACTCAACAAAATTTAACTTCAGAATAAAAGATGCTAACGGGCTATTAAGATTTACAGGAACTGACGATTCTTGGTTTACTTTAGAGCAAGCTAGAGAATTAGCATTAAGTACGGACTTTATAATAGAATATGACGACAATGGAGTTGAGCTTTGGGAAGTATTATAAAAAACTAATATAATTAATCAGGGGGTGTAAAAACCCCCACAAACAATCAAGAAATGAACTACAAAATCGTAAACAGAATTACAGAAGCTACATACTTCTTAACTGAAAAAGAAAAAGAAACATTCTTTAGGAGAAATTGCTTTGTCAAAGGCGGTAAGATACAATATGATATTTATAATTTAACTGAAGCTAAAGCTAGAAGAACAAATAAGATGTTAGACCTAGTTGCTCACTTATGCATAATAGGAGCTTCAATATTAGCTACATTACTTTACATTCAAAATTTTTAAGATGACTAGAAAAGACGCAGAATATTTAGAACACTCTACTTATGTAGATTACAACAAGCCGTATTATTCAAGTCTTTTTGAAAGAGATTTAGATAATACGAAAGTAAGGGCTGATGAATGGTTTTTAAAACCTATGTACGAGCAGTTAAGCTTTACTTCATACGATAGGGCTTCAGGGCATTTTAATAACGACTTATCTTACAACAGACGCTCAGTAATAGTTGTAGGAACTGAATTACAAATCTATAACAAGTTTTGTGAGATGATTGAGAAACACGGTTGGCAACTCCAAGACAGTTGGGATAGAGAATTAAAGCCTGAATATTTAAAACACTATAAATCAAATAATAATTCACCAATAATAATTAACTTAATATGACACCAATTGAACTACAAGAAGACAAAGAGCTTCACAAAAGACTGCACGAAATAAACACATTTCAATGTGTAGATAACGAACTATACCTAAGAGGTAAAGATGAATATGGCAAAGACTTTACATTATGCTTTGACGCATTTAACTTCTTAGAGTGGATAGACAAAGAACAAATAGAATATATAAAACAAAAAGTAATTGAGTATGTTGAAGAAAAATAATTTTATTACTTTTACACCAAATTATTAACAGGCAAAAACCCTAGCCAATTAACATAGGTAGAAATATATGAAAACAGAAAAACTAAAAGAAATGTTTTACAAGTACAATCTTGTAAAAGACACAGATGTTTTCCGACATCAACATTTTGTAATCTTAACTAGGTCAGGGATAGAGAAAATTATGGCTCAGGAATTAATAACAGTTAGATTTGAAGTAGTTGTATCAGAACCTAATTTTGCAGGAGTTAAAGCTATTGCAACCAAAGATGATAAAACTATTGAAACTTACGGCTCAGCACTTAAAGGAGAAGGTTTTAAGGACGGAAATTGTAACACTTGGTATGTCTTAGAGATGGCAGAGAAAAGAGCCTTAGCAAGAAGTATTCTGAAACTTTTAAATCTGTATGAGATTAATGTCAAGTCAGAAGATGAAGCAGAAGATTTTAAAAAGAGTAATAATTAAATAAATAAATAAAAATGGAAGTAACAGGAAAATTAGTAAAGATACTTGAATTAGAAACAGGAACATCTAAAGCAGGTAAAGAATGGAAGAAGCAATCTATCTTAATTGACACAGGTGGAGACTTTAACAATGAAATATGTGTAAGTGCCTTTGGTGATAAAGTAGGACAAATGCTTAAGCTAGAAGTAGGAATGGAGGTATCAGTTCTTTGTAATGTTTATTCAAGAGAATATAACGGAAGATATTTTCACAATATAGATGGCTACTTTTTTACTAATCAGAGCAACAAACCATCAGGCAAGATACAGAATGGTGAAGCTGAAGAAGATATGCCTTTTTAAGATGAATACAGAAGATAACTTTAAAAACCTTTGCGACCTTACTACAAATTTAGTAGGGTTGCCTAAAGGCTCTCTAGCTTTAAAAACTAGAAAGACGGAATATCAAGTACCTAGAATGGTTGCAGCTATGGTTGCAAGAATAGAAGATGAAACTCACAGGGATATAATTGCTAAAGTATTGGATAGAGATAGAACAAGTATCAATCATTATGAAAGATGCCACTCAGCTAACTATTCTTCATTCCCTTTGTACCGTAATACATTCAATAAAGTTTACAATGCTTATACGGAAATCAAGGACGCTAAATTAACTTTTATTGACTTGTATAATTTACAGGAACATCTAAGAAAAAACGGAATACACGATAGCTCAAAACATCAAACAACTATTCGTATCAGTACAGGTAAATTTAAGATAGCTGTAAATGTTTCTTACAAAGACTTCTATAATCAATTAGAATTATGTAAGTTAGCCCTTCAAAATTATCAACACGAAATAGAAGTTATATGAAACATTTATTAAGTAGTTCAGCTTTTCTAATAGTGAACAAGCAATTAGCGAAGCAGGTAGGATTGAAGGGTGCAGTCCTACTTGCTGACCTAATTAGCAAGGAAGAATACTTTATATCTAACGGAATGACAGATGGGTGGTTTTTTAATACTGCTAAGAATATAGAAGAAGACACTTGTTTGACATCACATCAGCAAAGAAAAGCAATTAAGAGTTTAAAAGACTTAGGAATAATAGAAACTAAAGTAATTGGTATTCCTGCAAAGCAGCACTTTAAAATAATTGAAAACAAGTTGTTAAGTTATTTCAATACTAGTTGTGAAGAAACTGCAAAACTAGTTGTTAAAAAAACGCAAACTATTAATAAGAATAACAATAAGAATAACAATAATATATCTAAAAGGCGTAATGAATTTGTATTTGAGGTTTTGTCTTTTGATTATGATGAAAGTATTTTAAATGGGTTTGTAGATTATTGGACAGAGCCTAATAAGTCTAATACAAAAATGAAATTTGAATTAAATAAAACTTGGAGCACAAAGCTCAGACTAAAGACTTGGGCTAACAATCAAAAAAAATGGGATAAACCTAAGTCTAATAAAAAAACAATGAGTAAGTTAGACGCTCAAATTAATGAATGGCAAAAAGCAAAAGAATTATTATGAAACCATTAAAACAAGAAAACATAAAAGAGCTGACTGAAAAAGTACTAGACTTAGTTGCCAAGACTTCAGTTGAAATAGGACACAGGTCAGATGCTCAGACTTTAGCAAGTCTATCTAAAATATTTGCTGAAGACTTAATACAAGAAAAGCGTTTTGGCAATATGACCTTTAACCAAGTTCAAGACGCATTTAGACAGGGAGTTAGATTTGGAAAGGACGAACCATTTTTAAATATTAGAACCTTTTACAAGTGGGTGTATGCTCAGAAGAAACTAATTGACAATGCCTATTACGAAGTACATACATTAGGAAAGCCAAAAGGAAAGACCTTATGGTATCAAGAACCTGTAAAGCTATTAAGATGATAGGTTGGGTAATAATAACAGCTTTTGTAATGTGGCTAATAAGAAAATTGAGATGAAGATATTAACAATAGTATGGGGAATAATAATTCTACTTTGTATTTTAGAAGCAATATTTTGTACTAAGTTTGAAAATGAAATTTGAACGAAAAGCACATAGAGAAAGACAGAACAAAGCTCTAACTCAGTTTTGCAATCACTTTGGTTTAACTTATGGTTCACATCAGGAATATGCTCACATTGACGCAGTCCTTTACAACAAAGGAAAAATTACAGGCTTTGCAGAAGTAAAAGGAGTACATAAGAATATAGAGGACGGTCAAGATGTTATAGTTGCTATGAGAAAGATAGTAAGAGCTCAACAGCTTCAAGTCAATAGTGGTAAACCTGTAGCAATTATATGGGCTTTTAATAATGCTATTGTCTATGAAAGAATAAATAACTTAAAAGGAATTTTTTACTATGGTGGTAGGGCAGTCAGAGAAGGAAGCACCTTTGACCAAGAAATGCTTATAAAAGTATTAATTAAAAATTTAATAAGAATTGAAGAAGACAGTCAGTAAATTAAAAAAAGAACTTGACAAGTGGTTCAGTCTTTACATAAGACTTAGAGATGCTAACGAATACGGAATGTGTCAATGCTTCACTTGTGGAATAGTCAGACACTATAAAGAAGGTATGCAAAACGGACACTTTCAAAGCAGGAAACATTTATCTACAAGATTTGATGAGGAGAATTGTCAGGTACAATGTGTTAAATGTAATGTCTATGCTTGGGGAGAACAGTACAAGTTCAGTCTAGCATTAGATGGAAAGTATGGAGAAGGCAAAGCTGAAGAATTACAATTTTTAGCTAGAACAACTTTAAAGATTTCTAGGGTAGAATATGAAGAAAAGATAAGTTATTACAAATCACTTGTTGAAAAGTTAAAAAAAGAAAAAGGAATTGAGTAAACTTTTTTATTAAGTTTGGCGTATGACAGAACCGATATATGCAAGTGAGGAACATAGGACAATATTAGAAACCTATATTTTAATGTGTACTGAGTTTTCAAAAGAAGTAAGCACAAAAGCAAAATACAATAATTATTTAGATGTAGTTGAAATCATAGTTGAGTACCACAACAACTATGGTAAAGGAGTTAAAGAAAACAATTGGTACGATTGGTTAATGATTATTCCAATTAACTTATCAGTAGCTACAAATGGTTTCTTTGCAGGGCTTGAAACAAAAAGTAATTCAGCTACACTTAGAGCCTATAAAACTGTCTTAGATGAAATGGTACATGATGTAACAGATAAAATAGACGCATTAGAACAAATAAATGACTGAGATATACGCAGAAATATCTAAGCTAAGTTCTTTTTTTAGGAAGATGTGTTATGGTATAACGCAAGATGAAGAAGCTATTAATGACGCTGTGCAGGAGCTTATGATATACTTCCTGCAAATGAACACTCAGACTTTACAGGGCATTTATGAAAAAGATGGTTTAAAAGGAATTAAAGGATATGGAGCTGTTGTATTGAAAAGAAGTTTAACAAGTGTAAGAAGTCCTTTTTATTATAAGTATAAAAAATACTACACTAATTTAGTAGGAGTATATACACCAAGCTGTAGTCAGAACGCTTTTCATAATAGTATTTATAATTTACCTGAAGAAAAAGAAGATAATTACAAATGGGAAAAGCTAGAAGAAATTGACAAAGTATTAGATAAGCAAACTTGGTACGATAAAAAGATATTTGAGCTTTACTACTCAGGTGAAACTTTAGACAGCCTAGCAAAGAAAACAGGAATAAGTAGAAACAGTCTTTTTACTACAATAGATAAAGTAAGAGAAATACTTAAAAAGGAATTGAATGAATAAGTTCTTTGTACCTCAAGATGTCTATGAAGACAGAATAGCTATCTGTAAGGGTTGTATCTATTACTTCAAGCCAACAGGAACTTGCAAAGCTTGTGGTTGTTTTATGAAAGTGAAAGCTAGACTTGCTCCTATGGAATGTAAACAGAAGTATTGGGGAAAAGAAACAGAGGTGGAAATACCTGAGCAACTTCCTTTAGAAATAGTTGAAGAAGTGTTAGCTATTTGGGAAGACTTAAAAACAGGAAGGGCTAAAAATCAAACAGCCAAAAAGAAAATGATAGAGCTTTGGAATACAATATCAGGAAGTAATTATAACACAGGAACAAACTGTGGCTCTTGTATTTCAACTTGCTTTGATGGAATAAAAAAGATTTATAAAGAATACAGCTAAAACAATAGATATGGAAAGAACTTACAAAACAATTAAATGGGTATTAAAGAAACATATTGATAAAGGAGTTAAATCTTTATGGACTTGGGAGAAGGACAACTTTACTTGTATCTTTGAGAACTATTCAGGTGATAGCAGAATATATACACCGCACCAACTTTTAAAAATATTAACTAATGACACAGAACGATAAACTAATTAAAAACCTAGAAACTATGCCGCCAATTGAATTACAAGAAGTACCTGATTACTATAAAGGAAAAAACGGATATATGGCTAAAGATGTAGTAAGCAACTTTGACCTCAGTTACAATATAGGAACAGCAGTAACTTATCTTTTGAGAAGTAAGAACAAACATAATGATAAAGGAGTTGAAGATATTAGAAAAGCAATAAATCATTTACACTTTGAACTAGACAGATTACACAATGACGCTGTATAAAGGTGATTGCTTAGAGGTTATGAAGTTAATACCTGACGGAAGTATAGATGCTATTATAACAGACCCTCCTTACGGCACTACTGCCTGTAAGTGGGATAGCGTAATTAATTTTGAATTAATGTGGGAACAACTCAATAGAATTATAAAACCAAACGGGGCTATTGTTTTATTTGGCTCAGAACCATTTTCAAGTTATTTAAGAATGTCAAATATAAAAAACTATAAATATGATTGGTATTGGGATAAAAAATTTGGCGGTAATTTTGTTCAAGCGAAAAGAATGCCTTTAAAAAACATAGAGTGTGTAAGCATATTTAGTAATAGCAATAAAATGCCTGAATATTATGCACAAATGACATTAAGAAATAAACCAATAAAGCAGGGTGGAATTAAAACAAGCCAAGCAATACCAATAAAAAACAATAGTAAAACTCATACAAAAAAAATTTATAAATACAAATACCCATTAACCCTATTGCAATATCCAAAAGAGTTAGGCAAAACAATACACCCAACACAAAAGCCTGTATTATTGATGGAGTATCTTATAAAAACCTATACAAAAGAAAACGAATTAGTTTTAGATTTTACTATGGGCTCAGGCTCTACAGGAGTAGCTGCAAAAAACTTAAACAGAAAGTTTATTGGAATTGAGCAAGATGACAAGTATTTTAAAATTGCAGAACAGAGAATAAAAGAAACTGAATATAAATTATTTTAATATGACACTATACACTTGCGAATGTGGTAAAGAAGAAAAAGAAGTTGGCAAAGCTACAATAGTCCTAAGAGATAAAAAGTGGGTAACTAAGGAAGCACTATGCAGTTGTGGTAAGTATATGTATAGCAAGCCAACAGACGGAATGCCTAGCCTTAAAAGAACTGAAGCATCATTAAGTAAAAAAAAAAGAGGTGATAAGCTTTGGGCAGGTGCAAAAGAAAAGCTAATAGGAACAAGAGGAATAAATGAAGACTATTAAATAAATAAACAAAAATTCTATTATATAAAAAGACACTACATTATGAAACAACAAGTTAAGATAAGTAAAGTAAAGGGAAACCCTGACAATCCTAGAATAATTAAGAACGATAAATTTAAAAAGCTAGTGAAGTCAATACAAGAGTTCCCTGAAATGTTAAAGCTTAGACCTATTGTAGTTGATGAGGACTTTATGGTGCTTGGTGGCAATATGAGATTAAAAGCAAGTAAAGACGCAGGGCTTAAAGAAGTATGGATAGAAGTAGCAGAAGGACTTACTGAAGAACAAAAGAAAGAGTTTATCGTTAAAGACAATGTAGGATTTGGAGAATGGGAATGGGATATGTTAGCTAATGAATGGGATAGCGTACAACTTGCTGAATGGGGTTTAGATGTATGGGAAAATGAAGATGATAAAATAGCTGAAGCAGGATTAATAGAAGATGATGAAATACCTGAAGTAAAAGAAAGCAAAGTAAAGCGTGGTGATATTTGGCAACTAGGAGAACACCGACTTATGTGTGGTGATAGTACAAGCTCAGATGATGTAGAGAAACTAATGAATGGCGAAAAAGCTGATATGGTATTTACAGACCCACCTTATGGAATAGGATATGATAATGAGGATAGATGGAATGGAATAAAAAAACAAAATAGTAAAGCTAAAAGAAATAAAAATAAAATTATTATTGGAGATGACAAAGATTTTGACCCTAGTTTTATTTTAACACTATTTAGTTATGTAAAAGAGATATTCATTTGGGGATTTCAATACTATCCTCATAAATTAGGAAGGGGTGGTATTATTGTTTGGAATAGAAAAACAGAAACCCAAAAAGATGTACCACACACAGACTTTGAGTTATGTTGGTCAAAACAAGAACGAAATAAAATGGCTTGGATTACTTGGGGTGGATTTAAAAATAAAGAAAAAGGAGAGGATAGACTGCATACTACACAAAAACCTATTGAACTAGCTGAGTGGTTTTTTAATAATTGGGGAAAAGAAAGTAATTTAATAATTGATTTATTTTTAGGTTCAGGTTCAACACTAATAGCAGCAGAGAAACTAAATAGAAAATGTTACGGAATGGAATTAGACGAAAAGTATTGTGATGTAATAATAGAAAGATGGGAACAATTTACAGGACAAAAAGCAATAAAGAATGGAACAGAATAGAACAAAGATTAACAAAGAGAGATTACTCAAAGCTTTAGAAAGTTCTTTAGGAGTAATAACTACAGCTTTAAAAGCAACTGACCTAAGCAGAACAAACTTTTATAAGTGGCTAAAAGAAGATGAAGAATTTACAGCTAAAGTAGAAGAAATAGAAAACATACAGCAGGACTTTATTAAGTCAAAGTATTATGAATGTGTAAAGGATAAAGTACCATCAGTTGTAATACACGCTGCAAAGACTAGGTTAGGTTGGAATGAAACAAATAGAGTAGATATAACTTCAGGAGATAAAGCAATTAATATGCCTGTTATAACATTTGTTGAAACTGATACTGAATAAAAAATATAATCCACTATTTTCATCTGATGCTCGTTACTTTATAATCACAGGTGGCAGAGGTTCAGGTAAGTCTTTTGCTGTTACAGTCTTTTTAACTTTACTTACAATGACTAAAGGGATAAGAATACTCTTTACTCGTTTTACAATGACTTCAGCTCACTTATCAATTATTCCTGAGTTCTTGGAAAAGATAGGGCTGCTAGGATTTGATGAAGTCTTTAGCATTAATAAAGCAGAAGTAGTAAACACAAGCAATCAGTCAGATATTCTATTTAGAGGAATTAGAACCTCAGCAGGAAACCAAACAGCTAGCTTAAAGTCTTTACAGGGAATAAGCACTTGGGTTTTAGATGAAGCTGAAGAGCTAGTAGATGAGAATATATTTGACACTATTGATTTAAGTATTAGAGAAAAGAACATACACAATAGAGTGGTATTAATATTGAACCCTGTTACTAAAGAACATTGGATATATAAAAGGTTTTTTGAGGACAAAGGCGTAGAGGGTGGTTTTAACGGCTTTAAGGACAATGTATGCTATATACATACTAGCTACCTAGATAATATTAAAAACCTCTCACAGAGCTTCCTAGAGCGTATTAAGACTATAAAGCATAGAAACTTTAAAAAGTATCAACACAAAATCTTAGGAGGTTGGTTAGACAAGGCTGAAGGAGTAGTCTTTGAGAATTGGAGTATTGGAGAGTTTAATCCTGATGGACTACAGACTTCTTGTGGAATGGACTTTGGCTTTAGTGTAGACCCTGATAGTCTTACAGAAGTTGCTATTGATAAAAGAAAGCGTAAGATATATTTAAAAGAACATATCTACAAGAATGGTATTAAGTCAAATGAGTTGGCTAAAATAATATTAGACAAAGTAGATAATAAACTTATCATAGCCGATAGTGCAGAGCCAAGACTAATTGCAGACCTTAGACATTTAGGAGTAAACATAAAGCCTGTAAAAAAAGGAACTATTGAAAGTGGAATAACTCGTATGCAAGATTATGAATTAATCATAACTCCTGAGAGTACTAACATAGCTAAAGAATTGAATAACTACATATACGCTGACAAAGGTTCTAAGCTTTATGTAGATAATTATAATCACGCAATAGATGGTGTTAGGTATAATGTTATTTACCATCTAGATAATCCAAATGCAGGGAAGTATTATGTGCAATAAAAAGGAAAGCGACCTAAGCCGCTAACCCCACAAGTTTATGAAAACAGGGCAAAGATAACATTTTAAATTAAAGCAGTAAACTAAAAACAACAAATTTCTATTATATAACAGATGAAAGTAAAAGTCAAAAAAGAAGGTAAAGTAAAAGAGTTCAAATTGATTAATAGTTGGGAAGATGTAACTCTTGAAAAATGGTTGCAACTTATTGATTTTGAAACAGGTACAAAGACAGAAGAAGCAACTGAAACAATAGCAGCGTTATCTAATATTCCTAAGCAGTTAGTAAAGGAATTAGCTTTATCAGATGTGGCAGTAATAATGAGTAGGATTGCAGAGCTACAGCAAAAGCAAGATACAAAGCTAAAAAGGATAATTGAAATAGATGGTATTGAGTACGGCTTCCACCCCGATTTAGACAGCATTACAATAGGGGAGTATGCAGACTTGGAAACATTTATTAAGGGAGGAATTGAAAAGCATTTACCTGAAGTAATGGCTGTTCTTTATAGACCGATAAAAGAAAAGAAGAATGATATTTATATTATTGATGCTTATGATGGAGACATTCGGCTTAGGACGGAAGAAATGAAAAAGATGTCAGCTGAACAGGTACAAAGTGCTTTACGGTTTTTTTTTGTTTTAGGGAAGGAGTTGTCAGAGATTTTGCCATTGTATTTGATGGAGCAGCTGAAGGAAATGAAGACGCAATAGCTTCAGAAAGTTTTGCAGAGAAGTGGTCTTGGTTTGGGGTTTTTTATCGCTTGTGCAATGCTGAAATAGTAAATTTAGAAAGAATAACGAATTTAGGACTGTTAGAGTGCTTGACTTGGTTAAGTTATGAAACAGACCTAAACTCACAAAATAAAGTAAATAGAAATGGTTAACAACAAGACATATAATAATGTAGTAAACACTTTACTTAGACTAGGTGAATATCACGACCAAATAAGCACAACTTCAGTTGGAGACATATATGACCTCAATCTTGAAAAGATGGAGAAGTTTCCCTTAATGCACATAAACCCTACATCAGTAACTACAGGAGACAGTCAATTGACATATAACTTTCAAATCTTTATTATGGATATGGTTTCTGAGAAGTCAGCTTGGCAAACTGCACAACAAGCAGCTTTAACTAAGTTAGTCAATACTAAGAATAACGAACAAGAAGTATTCAATCAGACTTTAGAAATATGCACAGATATTATAGGGATGCTAAGACACAGTTCACGACAATCTTTAAGCGGAGTTAATGATATAAACGAACCTATCTACTTTACACAAGACCAATTTACAATAGAGCCTTTCCAAGAACGCTTTGACAATTTGTGTTGTGGATATGTGTTTAACTTAGGAGTATTAGTTCAGAATGACTTTCAAACTTGCGATATTCCTGTTAATGTAAGAGGTGCAGGGTACTAATGTTCAAGTTTAGGATAGGAAGATTAATAGTTCAAATAGGGTGGAAGAAATTTAAAATAACAATAAAATTATAATAATAAAATTATGGCAGCAGATTTAACAACAACAATCACAGAGAATGTAGTGCTTAACGGCTCAGTCAGAGGTTCTACAAACACTTTAACAACAACAGGTATAGTAGATGTATTTGAAAGAATATTAACTTGTACTTACTCACAGACTACAACAGTAGCAGTATTTAATTCAACTCCTTATGGAGCAGATGGTGCTTTAGATGTAGAGAATTGTAAATACTTTAGAGTAACTAACCTAAGTGATGACCAAGATATGAAAGTAGCTTTTGTAACAGCATCTACTAACTATCAAGTAACTGTAAGGGCAGGAGGTTCTCATATCTTATTCCAAGCTGAAGAAGCATTAATTGGTTCTGAAAATGCAACTCCTGCTTTCCCTACATTAGAAGACTTAGTTACTGTAGAGGTAAGACCTTCAGCAGCAACTGATGTTCAAGTAGAAATCTTTGCAGGTCTAGTATAATGAAGACAGAAGCTCTTGAAAGATACCTTAATAGCTTTGGGAAACAAGTAGTAAACAGAGCAAAAGGAAATTTACAAAAAGCTAAAGGCGGTGGTACTAATTTAGAAAAGTCTTTAAGCTTTAAAATAATTACTTCTGCTGAAGGTTTTAGCGTTCAATTCTATATGGATAGCTATGGTACTTTTGTAGATAAGGGAGTTTCAGGGACTAAAGTAAAAAGAAGTTTTAAAGACTATAAGGGTAGGACAATTTCAAGTCCTTATAAGTACACTTCAAAGCAACCACCTAGTAGAGTGCTTGATAAGTGGATAGTAAAAAAAGGAATAGCTCCAAGAGATGAAAAAGGAAGATTTATGTCAAGAAAAAGCATATCTTTTTTAATAGCTAGAAGCATTAAGAGAAAAGGAATACAAGGAATAAGTTTCTTTCAGAAGCCTTTGATGTTAGGTTTAAAGCAGTTTGGTAAAGAAATGTTAGGAGCAGTAAAAGAAGATATATTAAATAGTTTAAGACAACAAAAAATAGCATAATGGCAACAACAATAGAACAAGAACCTTTATTCCCTCAAATTCCTGTTGGACAAGAGGTAATTTTTGTAGTATCAAATAGTACAATAGTAGCTACACAAACTAATGTAAGGTTTATAGCTGATATTTATATAAGTGATACAAGCCCAACTGCTATATCTACAGCTACAATTCCAACAGCTACTTTTAAAACAACTCCTAATAATGCAGGGGTAGGTATATTTGATTTCAGACAAGTAGTAGAAAATTATGTTAGTGCTGATAATATGGCTTACAACCTAAGTGAATATAAAGGCGTGTCTACAACTAATGACACTCCACACCCTATTCATTTAATAGATAAATATTCTAAAAATAAAAAAGCTGCTAGATGGCTAAATATACAGTTTAAAACACAATACATAGATACAAATGGTGATATTCAGATAGACACTCCAACTAACTCACAAAATAACTATATGTTGTTTAATGGCTACTTAAAATATACTGATGTACTTAAAATATTTAACAATGAATTTGGTTTTGATTTATCTAACTTTAACTTATCTTCTTCAACAGATAGGTTCTTAACTAATGCACCTAAAACTCAGTATGCTAACTTAGAAGATTATGGAACAATTGCATTTTTGACTCGTAGTGATAATGTAGACTACATAAAGCTAATATATAAGGATAGTGGAGGAATCCAACAAGGAACAGAAGATGTGGATAGGACAGGTGCAAATGGAGCTTATGTTAGTCTTGGTTCAGAAATATATAATAGACTTTTGTACTTTGGTTGCTTTCCTGCTAACTTACAGAATTGGAGTAGTACTTTTCAAGCGTTAGTTTCAGGAGGTTCTATTCAAGGTGGCAGCATAGTTGTACAAGCGTTTGATGATACTGATGCTGCAATTTCTAAAGCATATACTATTAATCTTAATTGTCCTGATACTAAAGGCTTTGAGTCTATAAGACTTTGTTGGTTAAATCAATGGGGAGTTTGGGATTACTACACATTTACTAAGAAGTCAATAAGAAGCGTATCAACTAAAGGCTCTACATACGAGCAATTAGCAGGGTCTTGGAATGAAGCAGCTTACAGAGTAGATAGTTACAAAGGTGGTAAGAAAGCCTTTAGAGTAAATGCTACTGAAAAGATAAAAATGAATACAGACTTTGTAAGTGAAGATGAGAATGTAATGTTTGAAGAATTAATAAACAGCCCTGAAGTTTACATTTTAAAAGGCTTCCAATCAGACGTTAATTTCTCAGCACTTAATCAATATGTTACTCCTGTAAGAATTACTACATCAAGTTTTACAAAGAAGACAGTAGCAAACGATAAACTCATTCAATATTCTTTTGAAGTAGAAAAGAGTAAAACCCTAAGAACACAATCTGTATAATGAGTGTACAATTAATAGTATTTCCACAGTATTTTGATGGTTCAACACCATTAAGTTCTCTATCTACTGAATTCTTTGTTGATGGTATTAATTTTAATAATATTAATATTTCTTCTTCAACTCAAAGTATTGCAGGAGCTTTACCTCAGACTTTTATTGATTCAAATACGTTTATGGGTATATCGTTTCTTATCGTAAACACTTGGTATCGTTTTAGCGGTGTTGCAAGTGAAGTTGATGAAAGTTCAGGGGCTTTAAACTTTAGTCCTGATGAAGGTATTATACAGAGATTATCAAGTCTTACTTATGGAGCTACTTATGATTTAACGCTAAACATAACAACTAATTCAACAAATCTTAAAGTATATCAATACAAAGGAGATGCATTAAAAAGTACTCACACAATAACAGGTACGGGTTTACAGACCATATCATTTAATGCTTATTCAACTGCTGATATAATAGCAATTTATAGTGTAAACTCTACAGCTATAATAGAAAGCATATCTTGTGGCGTATCTTTATCAACTCCAAGTGGTGTCTTTACTAATCTAAGTAATGGACAAGTAATATGCGACCTTTACGAAGATGAGGATATTCCTTTAAGTCTTTCTATTGATGACTTTAAAAATGTAGCGGAACAAGTACAGTCTTATTCAAAGGCTTTTAATTTACCTGCAACAAAAAGAAATAATAAAATCTTTGATAATATATTTGAAGTAACAAGAACTGATACAGGACTTAACTTTAATCCTTATAAGAAAACTAAGTGTATCTTAAAGCAAGATGGCTTCTTATTGTTTGAAGGATATTTAAGACTTATAGACATACAAGACAAAGAAGGAGAAATAAGTTACAATGTTAATCTTTATTCTGAAGTTATTGCTTTAGCTGATGTATTGGCAGAAAGAACATTTAATGATATAAGTTTTGAGGAGTTAGAACACGATTATACTTACACAGAAATTAGGAACAGTTGGCAAGGATTATTAACAGTAGCTCCATTACCTATAACGTCTTACGCTAATAATACAGGTGTTGCAGGTGCAACTACTACAAATGTTCTTAAATATCCTTTTGTAGATTGGACACATCAATTTTCAAGTAATTCAAACGGTCCTGTATTACCTAGATTAGAAAGTGCATTTAGACCTTTTATAAAATTGAAGTATTTAATAGATAGAATTTTTGCAGCAACAGATTTTACTTATGAAAGTGCTTTCTTTGAAACAGCAGATTTTGTAAAGCTTTTTATGGACTTTAATTGGGGTGATAATGAAAATGGCTCACAACCTGATATGTCTGAAGTTGTAGATAGAGATTACGCATTTTCAGGTAGTTCTGAATATATAAATCAGACTGCATATAATTCAGCTTCAAGAATACCATTCCAAACAGGTACAAGTTCATCTAATTGGGATAATACAAATTACAAATACACTTCCCCTGTAAATAACTTAGAAGTAGATATAGCGTTTCGAATCACATTAAGAAGTACAGCAACAGTTTCTACCTATTCAAATAATTTAAGGGTAGCTAAATTTGACCAATATGGTAATGTATTAGAAGTGTTTGCTCAAGACAACAATTCTGTAGCAGCAGGGTATTTAAAGTCAATGACAGGGACTGCAAGTACAGTAATGCAAGTAGGAGATTACATACAAGCTCAAAGTAAAGTTATAACAGCTAATAAGATTAAGGTAGAAACTCCTTCGGGTTCTTCTTTTCTTTCTTATTTAAATTTTACCACTAATAATAATGCAATGCAAACTTCTGTATTGTTAAATCAATTAAGAGGTGAATTAGGACAATGGGATTTCTTAAAAGGAATTATGACTATGTTTAATTTAGTTTCAATACCTGATAAAGACAATCCAAATAATATCTTAATAGAACCTTATGGAGATGTTTTTATAAATAATGCTGATAGTACTGAATTAGATTGGACTGAAAAGATAGACGTTTCAGAAATGAAGCTAACTCCTTTGACTGATTTAAATAAAAAGACTATTTTTAAGTTTGTAGAAGATGAGGACGACTATGCTTTTAACGTATATAAAACCTCAACTAATCACTTGTACGGAAGCAAGAAGTTTGATGCTTCAGGTTTTACTATTCTAGCAGGAGAAGATGAAGTAGTAGCAGAACCTTTTGCAGCAACATTTGTAAAACCTTTGGAGACACAGTACTCTGACCTTATAGTATCTACTGTTTATTCTATGAATGAAGACGGCACTTCAGTAGCTTTTGAAAACAGTCCTAGAATAATGTATGAAACCGGAATAAAGACTTTATCATCTTGCACATATAAAGTACCTACACAAAATGGAGTTTCAGGAGACCCTACAGAAGATGAGTTTTTGCAATTTAGCCATTTAACAAATATTCCTACAGTAGCAGTTTCTAGGGACTTTCACTTTGGAGAATGTCAATTGGGGACAAACGTAGGAAACCCTGTAAACAATAATCTATTTAACTTGTATTGGCTACCTTATTATAATGAGCTTTACAATCCTGATACAAGAATAATGGATTTAAAAGTAAATTTAAGCCCTTCAGACGTTAGCACTTTTAAAATGTATGATACTGTGTTTATTAAAAACAGAACATTCAGAGTAAACAAAATAGACTACAAACCAAACGACTTGGCAACCGTTGAATTTATACTTATACCATAATGAGCAAAGTAGAAACAATACCATATTTAAGCGGGTTTGATGTAAAACCTTTAGCAGTATCAGGAATAGGAGATGTAACTTTTACTGATGGAACTGATGAAATAACGCCTAACCAAAAACAATGTGAAGCTTATGGATATACCTATAATGAAGCAACAGGAACTTGTAGAGCTTTTGAATATAGTGCAAGTTTACAAGTAAACACTATTAATGAAAGTAATTTTATTCAAGGTGCAAATAACACAACTGCAACAGGTACTAACAACACCTATATAATGGGAGAAAATAATACTGTAAAAGGTATGTCAAAAAATAACATTATAATAGGAAATCAAAACGAAATAGCAAACGGGGTAAACAATGCTAATGTTTTTGGCACTTTAGGAGAAGCTACAGCTGATAACTCAATAGTCTTAGGGGGTAATGCTCCTGAAGATAATTTAGCTGAAAGACAGTCTATTCATTTAATGTATGGAACACAAACTACAACAGGGAGTACAGTTGATAGTTATTTGAATAATATATCAGGAAATTACTTTACTATTCCTGAAAATACTGCTATATACTTTCACGCTGATATTCTAGCTGTAAGAGTTGGAGGAACAGGAGCAGGCTCTACAGGTGATTTTGCAAGTTGGGTAGAAAGAGGAGTAGTAATAAACAAGTCAGGAACGCTAAGTATTGAAAGAGAAAGAGATACAATTAAAAGTTCAGGAACAGTTGGAA